ATATGTGTTCATAAAGACTCCTTGGAAAGCCTAGGGTAGTACCCCTAGAGAAGTAAATACAAGTACCCAGGCACTGCTTCAGAACTACCATTTTCCTCTTAAAATAACCAAGGAGGGGCTAGAGAGATGTTTCAACAATTAAAAGTCCTTGCTACACAAATCATGAGGGCTGGAGTTCAGATCCCAGTACCCACATAACAAGTCAGGTATCCTACACAAGCCTGAAACCTGTAAGCCCGTCCTAGCAGGTGCAAATAGGATTACTGAAGCAGTGCCTGGGTACTTGTATTTACTTCTCTAGGGGTACTACCCTAGGCTTTCCAAGGAGTCTTTATGAACACATATTTGTATTTATATCTATGGACAAAACAAAAATATATAAAATTAATATTATATTAGTAATATTAGTAACACTAATTCTAATCGACACAAACAGGGCTTTAAGTTATTTAAAAATTTTTGTTTTCGTTTTTCGAGAATAGCACCTTACTGTATAGCCCTGGCTGTCCTGGAACCTGCTCTGTTGACCAGGCTGGCCTCGAACTCAGAGATCCATCGGTCTCTGCCTCTTGTGCTGGGATTAAAGGTGTGCACCAACACTGCCTGGCCTTTAAATTTATTTTTATTTTTTATTATATTTTTTGCTTTACTGGGAATAGGACTTGGGTCTCTAGTATTAACATCTCAAAATTGAAGAAATTAGAAATGGGAAAAACACTATTGTAGTGGTTTTAGATATTAATAAAAAATTTCAACACATCAAAAAAAGAATTGCGCGGATTCAAAACAATAACGAGTTCATAAGCAAACTTGAAACTCGCCAGTTGATAAACCCCGAATACTGGTCCCCTGACTATGCACTGGTTTGCAATCTGAAAACATATTTTGTAAACAGAGCTATAGAGTTAAATCTTGTGAATGATGATATGGTTGCATGGGTTGACTTTGGTTACTGTCGTAGTGCAGACGTAACCAGAGGGTTATCTCGATGGGACTATCCTTTTGACCGAAACAAAGTAAATTTCTTTACAGTTAAAAAAGGCTTGACCGTCAAAACTATCCATCAGGTTTTTGACCACATGATTAACAATCGTTCCTATATTATTGGTGGAGCAATTGTAGCAACACAAAAGAAATGGAAAGAGTTTTACAAACTGGTTTGTCAGTGCCAAATAAAAACCCTCAAAAATAATATAGTTGATGACGATCAGGGTATTTTTATAATGTGCTATCATTACAAACCTCAATTAATAAAACTAAATTACCTGGGTAAGAACCGCTGGTTTAATCTGTTTAAACTATTCGGAAGGAAAGATTTACTTACTTTATTAAGAAGATTAAAGGTCTCTCTTATAGGTAAATAATTTTTAATTGAGGTGTGAACAATGCCGATTCTAATCAGCCCCGGCATTGTTTTGCTTAAGTCTGTTATATGGGCAATGGAGATTCAGGCCAGATGATGTTTTGAGCATCCTCGGGGTTAATTCGGTTAAGCATTACACGATACTTTTTCCATGCAATAAGTGCTTTCGATTCGTCTTCCGTCGCCATGTCCAGATCAACTGCATCCTGGAGAGGAGCAATAGCAGATGTTGCAATCATCAACAGGTTTGCTTTTTCCTGCGCAGCCTGTCCCTGAAAAAATGCTTTTTCCGCCTCTGCATCATGAACCCATTGTGTGCCGTCCCATTTAACATATCCCCCTTCGGGAGCCACTGATACAACATTATCAGGCAGGGACCCCAGCGTCTCAATAACAGTGGGTCTACCTGTGCTGATGTCATAAACGGTTTCTCCCCGGTGGTCTTCTACTTGCGACCATTTATTGGTCTGAATATCGAATACAGCCACAAACCCCGCCTTCACTTTTGGCGGTGCTATATCGGTACTATATGCAGGTAAGCCCGTATTAGCCGGAATATACCCATCCCCCTTACCAATAAACTCATTTGTTGCTGATGAAAGGTTGTAAATAGTAATAACGCGGTTGGTATCGGTCATTTTAAAAGCCATTATGCAAGCCTCACTAAATAATTAAATGCAGTATTTTTTACAGTGTTTTCAGCCTGACCAGATGGTGAAACCGTCACACCATGGCTGTGCGCGCCAATGTAAACAGAGTGAGCATGCGCTCCAATACCCACCACGTGATCATGTGCACCAATTCCTACGGCGTGAGCATGGTCGCCAACGCCACCAACAGCTCCCCAGTTTGTTCTGTCAGAGCCAGTATTGGACATTGCAACGACATCCCCTGCCTGACCGAACTGCGTTCTCCCGGATATAGGGTGATTGTGAGCCCCCGCGCCGGTTGTTGATTTAGTACCGTAGTCAAAAACTGATACCGATTTGGTGCCATAATCAAACCCGGTTGTATCCCTGCTTCCGAGATCGGTACTTGCGATCGTTGCGCCGTGATCGTGCCACTTAATACCATCCTGTTCTTGTGTTAATACCCCTCTACCTGTTGGGTTGCCTTTTATCGTCTGACCACGCATATCAGGAATAACCCCCGCAGGATATGCCACAGCAAGTAATGGATAGGCAGATTTATCAAACGATTGGCCTTGCATAAGCGCATGGTTAGCAGGCGGTATATCCGAAGGCCATGGAATGGGAGCTCCTACAGGGTAATACTCATAAGGAGGATTTGCCGTGTTAAAATCACGCCTCCAGATCGCTGGATAACCCTCACCATGATTAACATAAGTAAACTGAGCATTTACAACACCAGTCGTTGAGGATGTCGGTGTGGTGACACGAATGGTCATCGCAAGCCGAACCCCCATGACCTCTACCACTGCCCCTGCTAACTGAATATTCCCACATCCCGTATCAGTGATAGTTCTGTTATCACCATAAGACCAGGAACCTTTGCACATCCAGTACGGATGATTAAATGCCCCCTGCAATTCAAGCCAAGCGATAAACTCAGCCGTCGTCCAGTCACCGCCCCCGCCAATGCTTACAGAGCCGCTAAATGCCCGCGCCGCACCAATATTGCGCACAAACCAGTCAGGCTGTGATACATCTGCGCCGTTCTGGTTTTTTTGCAGCGAACCGGCTGCTCGATTTATCGTTTCTACCAGGCCAAGGTTTTGTAGAAATAATGCGACATTCGGTATATCTGCGCCGTTCCGGTCTTTAGCCAGCCGCGCATTCGCATTATCCATTGCGATTTTAACTCCGGCAGGGGTGGCGGCCTGCGTTTCACTGGTGCTGTTCACCGAACTGCTAAGTTGAACCAGCCCTCTTTGTTGTGTCGTGCCATCGAGGACACCAATGGATTCACGCGACGTTTTTTGTGCTTCCGCTCCCCGCGCTTTTATCTCTTTCAGGTTCTGGTCAATGCGCAGGAATAAGCCATCACCTGTTGCAACATTCAGCGTGATATTTGAGGTATCTGATACCGCCAGGCGAAACTGCATATTAACGCTGACACCACCAACCGGTTTATCGATCGATGGGCAGTTTGCCACCGCGTAAAGCTCTCCGGCGTCAGTCATTAAACCAACTTCACGAACGGTGAATCCACCAACCCCGGTCGGCAGAACGATTTTCGCCATTAACTGCGTGGACTGCTCCGGGGACACCACCAGCTCAGCGATATCTCCCCGGAACGTTTCATTAATTAACCGGATTTGTGCCGGATCGGGTTTGACCTGCTTGCCATTACTGTCCCCCACCACAAAGTGAGTCAGTACAATCAGGCGACCACTGGCCAGCGCCTCCGCCTCCAGTTCTTTACCCCGGTTAGTGATAATTGAGTAGTAATCAGCCATGAGATTCCCCGGCAAAAATGTCCACATCGATATGCGCTGTTGTCGCACCCGAAATATAAAAAGCCCCGTCCATACCCACATTCGCCATCACATCAATTTTGCTCAGATAGCTGCGCAGGTTCTTGGCCCGATCGGTGAGCTGGCGGATCTGATGATAGAGAGCGTCGCTGACCCCCTCACTGCTCTGTACTTCGATCCGGAAGGTGTAAGGTTCAGCGCGCGGTGTGTCTTCCCACCACTCAACCACGGTCGTGGGCAGGTTCACAGACCCGAGAGAACGGCGTACCGCTCCGGCCGTTCCCCTGTGCTGATGCACATATGCTGCATCTTTTATCACCTGTCGCTTCTGCGCCTCCGTCCAGCCGTCATCCCAGAAATCAACGGCATGCTCCCAGGCCAGCCAGGGGAGAAGATGCGCCGGACAGGTGTCAGGATTTTTGGACTTGCGTACCATATTGGTATTGAGGGTGGCGATTTGCTCAGCGCTGGCCTGCTCCTGCGCCCGCTCTTCATGAAATGCGCCAGGAGGAAGCAGAGATCGAAACTTAGCCGTCATTGCTGCTTACCTCCCTGCGGGTGACATTAATGGCGGTACACCACGGGGCTTTACCCGCTTCCGCTTCCAGATCTGCCACCGGAGAAATCAGCCTTACCCGGACCACGCCGGATTGCTGCAGTGAGGCATAAATGGCGGACAGCGGGACGACGGTTTTAATCCGATGAGAAAGCGTGGTGTATGATCGTAAAACATCGATGGCATTATTCAGCACCGTACTGGCGTCCGGTCCTTCCGGGATTTCCAGCTCCGCCGTAACGGCATAGTTTGCAATCGTGGCACTTTTTACCGTTACATAGTCAGTTAACGGGCGGATTTCATCTGCATTCAGTGTGCTGTTAACCTTATCAAGCAGGGGCTGTCCCGCTGTTCCATCCCCGGTACGGGACAGGACATAGACATCAACGTAGCCAGGCCGGTTATGGGTTTCCGGCCCATAGGCACCTGCATCCAGCACATCCGTATCGGCAGACTTCGCATGAAAGCGGTATGCGTTACGCGCGCCTGCTGTATTCAGCTGCGCCCATGAAAGCTGGATACGTTCGCGAAATGCCGCATCGTCTTCCAGTTCAGGCTCCACGGGCGGTATGGCAAGCGGATCGCCGGGCTTAATCACCTGCCGTTTAACGTTGAATGCGGCACCTATCTGATCAAGGTCTGCCTCTTTTGCACTCGCGAGAAATACCGCCCGCACAGCATCATTAACCCGCTGGAACGCCAGCGTCAGCTGGTAGGCATTCACCTCCCCCTGTTTAAACGTCGGATCGGATTCCACCAGCGCATCAAACTGCTTATCCAGTTCCCGCAGGCGCGCCAGCCATCGGGTGAATATTTCATTCGCATCCGGCACCACAATGGCATCCGGTACGTCCAGTTCGGACAGGTTGATCACGTCATAGCTGCTTGCCATAAATCGTTATGTCTCCCGTTCTGACAGGTAAATGGGTTTCCTTGTTGATCCCCTCGATATCCAGCACACAGCCGGACTCCCCGTCAGGAAAGGAAACAAGCACACGTGTTACCTTCAGCCGTGTCTCCCACCGGGCCAGTGCGGTCGCAGATGCGGCGATTATTTGTAGTCGGGTCAAATCATCCCGTGGGTTATCCACCAGCGAAAACAGATCACTGCCATAGTCACGGACAAGAACCCGGCTCCCGATGGGAGTGGTCAGAATGTCGCTGACGGACTGGCGCAAATGGGCGACGCCGGACAGGCGTTTTCCGGTCCGGTTGTTTACACCGTTCATGATTAAATTCCGTTGCTGAGTCGCCGGATGGCGTAAGGGTTAACCGAAGTAAGACGGGCCTATTTTGTCCTGCTTTTCTGATTTTTTCGAAGCCGCTGCGGGTTTACGAATATCCACGACAAGGTTGTAGGTGTAGCTGAATCCTGCTGACGTCAGAGAAAAGACCAGAGACTCAACCACCCAGGCCCGATCCTCACGGGAGCCAAAACCGGAAGTCGACACACTTGCTTCTGCTGTCAGCGGAACATGTTTAGGGCGACATGGCCCCGTGAGCGTCATTTTCTGCTCGTTACGCTTCGCCTGTGTTTTCCTGGAATTTGCCTGTTGCTCGGCGGTGTTTTTCTCCGACTGGGTATAGGGATTGGTCATCGCCGGGCCATCATGTTCAACGGAGGAGGTCTTTGTCGTGCCGTCCTCCTCGTCGTAATAACGCACGCCGATTTTCTCTTTGGCTTTACCTCCGCTCCCCGTAGCTTTCCCCGTCGAACTCCCCCGCTCACCTTCACTGTAGGACCAGTTTGATACTCCATCCGGTGTGATGGTGATCCCGCCAGTCTGTTTTCCTGAAGCCGTTGCCGTGGCCCCTTGCTGTAAGAAAAGCCAGTAGCCTCCTGATGGTTTGCTCACTGCGTTGTAGTCACGTGCAAGCCTTGCGAGCAGGTTGGCATCGGATTCCGCCACCTGATCGATGTGATTGATATGAATATCTTTGAGAACGTCGGCCACGCGGGGGATCAGCCCGTTATCGGTGGCCACTGTTTTGACAATATCGGCAAGGCGAAGGTTATCCCAGCTCCGGGTTTTCTGGCTTGTCACATCTCCGGGTTGTTTCTGGGCGTTCATCGGCGCGGCGGTCGCATAAAGCTCAATACGCCTTGGCGGGCCGCTGCTCGAGACACCACTGACAACAAACCAGCCTTTATCGATCAGCTGGTCATTGAATCCCAGAGCAACCCGAAGCCGGGCACCTTTAGTGGGAAGCGCCAGCGTTTCAGAGTTGAGGCTGATTTTCAGTTCATCGGCTTTTGCTGTTGCCCCACCATAATCCGTCAGGGTCAGTTCACTCAGGCATTGTTGCAGCACCCGGGTTATATCTTTCCCTTCGGCCTGAATGCTGAAGGCCGGCGCATATTCCGGCATCGCTGTCTGATCTGCCATATCAATCCCATAAACTGAATGGCGATTCCGCTACGGGCGTCACCAGATCCGGCAGTGTGATATACAGGCCGGAAGAATACATAGCCCCCTGATCCGCCAGCCCCTGATTGGCTTCAAGAACCTGAGTCACTGAATCTGAGAGATTTTCAGTACCGTAATGCACGGCACAGATTGCATCCAGGACATCTCCGTCACGGGTTTGATAGATCGTCGGCATAGTGTTTTAGCGTCATCGTCCAGTTTTTATTTCGGTGACCGCCACCCGGTAAAAACTTACTCGTCGTGTCTGAAAAGTCGGTCACCACCCACCAACCCAGCACATCGCCTTCTCCGCTGACAAGCTGCTGGGGTTTCGCCTGTTCGGCAAGATCAAATAAATCATTTACCCCTTCCACCCCTTTACGGAAAAAGGCGTGAGACTGCCCTTCCAGCCTGACGGTACGCCCAGGCTTTCCGGTGTACTGAAGAAGGTCCTGTTTGCCGATGCGTTCCTGTTCACTCCAGCGCCAGCTGGCCTCACGGGTGAGCTGATGATAAGCCGCTGTATCAATCGAAAAGGCGAAACTCCCCAGCATCATCATCACGCGGGCTTCCTGCCCACCCCGTAATGCGCCTGTACTGCGCTGACCGGAATCTTCAAATATCGGGATAATTTCACTCACCAGACAAGTCCCCCATCCAGAAGGCTGTTATCACCATTAAAGGCAGAATTGTTTTTCGTCACCGTGGTCACTTCATCGGCAATCGCTTTCTCATCCTGTCCCGGCGCGGCATTAATTTCGAAGTGGTACTCAAATTTGCGGTTATCGGTTATCTGCCGTGATGGTGGCTGCTTATCCAGTACATCCATTTTCTGAAGCAGACTTTCCCAGTAACCGCCCGTGCTCTCGTCTTTCAGAATCACCGGCTCAGCAGGTGAACTGTCTGTTGCAGTAACATTCCTGTCCTGCTGCCCGGCGGGAAGAAGGGGAGCATTCGGATACTTATCCCCTGCGCGGGCGCTTTCTCCTTCCCCCTGGCTGTACGTCAGCACTGATGGTTCTCTTTCCCACTGGCTGGCAGATGTTACCGGCTCATGCGCGTAATTATCCCAGGCTCCGGCACTGCTTTCCGGTTCCTCTTTAACGGTTTGCGCGACATGGTCCTTATTTTGCTGTAGCGCCGCATTCCAGTTTAAAAGCGAATCGCCGCCTTCCGGTGACAGGTATTTATCAAGCGATTTGTTAAACGCCTCATCGTCGCTGTCAGGACCGAACCATCCACGGGTATCGTTCCATGACTCTTTTACTTTTTCTGGCAAGTCAGGATGAGTTGCCAGTTGCTGCGAAAACCATTCTCCCTGGCCTGTCTGCTCAGCTCTGAGGCGAGCCATATTCATTCCGTTACCAGCCAGCGTTTTCAATACATCGCGCTGGTCATTTCGTTCATCCGGAAGTAACCAGGACAGTTTTTTAGCCAGCGCGTAAATAATTTTGCCGACAAAAACCACCCCCTGCCCGAACGACAGAACGCCGGGATAGAGGTCGTTTCGCAGGAAAGTCACAATGCGCTTGATCCCGCCACCTTTGAACCAGTCAGCAAGATCATTTGTCAGATTACGGATATCAGGCGCCAGTTCATTTCCCAGTTGCCCGGAAATTTCAGCAACAGCAGAAGAGAAAACAGTGCGGAGATTATTGATAGCCTGATTACCCGCAACCGCCCCATCAGCCCCCTCTTTAGTCACAAGGTTGTAGCGCCGCTGTTCGTCCATCAGGTCGCGGTAGCTCCGGCCAGACTGCTTGATAAGCATCAGCAGTTTGCTCGCTTCCCCGCCAAAAAGAGAATCCAGTGCGAAGGAGGCTTTTGACTCGTCCTGAAGGCTGAGCGCCCGTTCAACAATTTTGTCGAACTGCGCTATATCGCTGAGCCCGGCAAAATCCCCCGCTTTGAACCCGAGCGTTTCAAACGCATCCTGCAGCGAGCCCTGCTTACCGTTCTGTTTATACTCCCCGGATTTGTGCAGATACTCTTCAAAGAGATCGCCAATGTTTTCCGCATTCATGTCGTACTGCTTCGCCAGAGAATCCCAGGCATTAAACGTGGCCACGTCCACGCCGTAACTTTTTGCGACATTAGTGCGGGTTGCCGTTTCAGCATTGGTGGCAGCTGGCGCTATCAGTGTGCCAAGTGCTGAAGCCACCACACCGCCACCGCCAATAGCCAGCCCGGACCCAAACATCCCGCCCACCTGCCCGGCGATCCCCAGACCGCGCCGGAACAGACCTTTACCGGCTCCTTTGAATGCCTGAATGCGCTGTGCTTTTTGCATCTGTACATTTAGTTTCTGCTGCTCCGTCTCCGTTTTGCGGATTTCCCTGGAAACATCGGTATAGCGGCGCTTCAAATCCCCGAGGCTTTCACCGGCCAGTTTGGCGCGCTTGATTTCTGCTGCCAGTCTGGTCTGGTCTTTTGTCAGTCGTTCGGACTGCTTTCCGACATCTTTCAGGCTTTTTTGCAGACCATCTGCAGATCGTTTCCATGAATTATCCAGGTTTCCGCCAAAGGTAATGACGGCCTTAAGGTTCTGGCTTATTCCGCCCACGGTTTATCGTCTCCAGTTCGTCGGTCAAAAAATCAGAGAAAGTGCTGAACGGCATATCGAGGTATTCCGCCATCGGAAAATGCAGTCGCCGCCCCAGAAATCTTATTGCCCGGAGGAGCCCGCCTTCGGTCGCTTCGCGGGCGGGAGCATAAAAACGTTAAAGGCATCCAGCAGCTGTGAGTAATCTGCCGCCGTCATCAGCCAGAGATCCTGTTCACTGAGATTGCACAGCAGCGCAATCATGCGGGCTTCTTTCTCCTCTTCGTTGCCGCGGTCTTTAGCATGAGTGATACGATCGCGAACCAGTGGTTCACGCATGGTGACTTCATCGATCACAACCCCGCTATCAAGTGATACGGGGGAATACAGTTTTATAACGCGGGTTTCACCAGGAAAGCTCATAATGTGCTCCATAAAAAAACGGCCCGCAGGCCGTTACAGTTGTGGGGTAACAGTAAAATCAGAGACGCACTTTGGCAGCCAGGCCAGAAAGCACATCCACGCCATTCACCCGGCGGGCGAAACGCTCTGTATCGATGGCGAACAGTTCGCGCCCGTCCAGTGACTGACGGTAGTAGCTGACAGCAATATCAACCGTCACGGCATTTTCGGAAAGCGTGTCCTTACTCCGCGCATCCGGCGTGACGGTCTGTACAAACCCCTCGATTTCCTCAACCGTACCGCGTGCAGTGCCGTTACCGAGATAGCCCTGATAAGCCGTAAAGCGTGAACGGCTGCCGCTGACAAAACCAAAGCTGGCCAGCATATCCGTATCTATCCCATAAAATTTAACCTGACAGGTCAGTGCTTCCATGCCGTCATCAACCGGGGTGGGCGCATCCTGTGCGCCGGTACGCAAATCCGTTTTAACAATAGCCAGAGACGGCGGCGTAAATTCATGCGCCCCCTGGATACGGATCCCCTGCCGGAAGAAGGTCCAGACGCGTAGTGTGTTTTTATCGCTCATGCTGCAAGCATCTCCTCAAGCGCATAATTATTGTTCACCCGGACGCGCAGGCTGATAAGTTCAGTCGGCGATTTCGGACCAAAGTCATAGTTGATGTACAGGACACCCGACGCCATGGTTTCCGCTGTGTTCAGTTCTTCATCCAGCCAGGCCCGGCCACCGAATATGGCGCCAAGACCGACCAGTTGCCGCATATAGGCATTGATGGTACCGATAATGTCATCCGCATTTTCCCGGTCCAGTGGGCGGTCAACATACTCCAGCATGGTTTCCTGAATGCTGTCCTCAATAACATCAGCAGTACGGCGGACAGATTCAAAACGCCACTGTGGATTGGTAGCACACAGGCGGTTACCCCAGTGTTTAAAACCCGCCCGGCGGATAATGGTGGACACGTTCTGCATGTTGAGCAGGTTTGCATCGCAGTTCTCATCCCCGAGGATAAATTCATCGATCTGCTCAACACCGAGGATGTTGTTGATGTCCTGGTTCGACTTGCTCCACCACCAGCCTTTTTCAAAGTCGATGCGGGCGCGTAACCCGGCAGCAAACGCAGAGTAAGGGCGATAAACCAGCTGGCCATCTGCATCGCTCGCCTGGACCCGCGGGCGCAACAGTTCAGTTCGTGCGCCATAGGACTGGCGACGCTGTACCACTTCCTGCAGCGTCGCACCGGAGGCGCAGTCAACATATGCAACGGCGCGCAATTTCCCGGCCACGGTTTCCAGCCCCTTACCAACCGCATCGTCCTCACTGAATCCTGGTGCAATCACAATACGCGGCTGGTACGTGGTAACAGATTTCGCTGAAGACAGGGTGCCGATCCCCTTCAGTACCGCAGCGCGTCGTTTTGCCACATCGTTTTCATCTGCCACACGCACCACCACCGTCAGCGCATTACGCTGATCGTTAATGTCTGTCAGTGCCTGTTTCAGCGTACCTTTTTCACCCAGGCGGGATAACAGCGTGGTGCCGACGACCGCCACCGGCGTATTGAGTGGAAAGGGTTCATCTTCACCCCCCGCTAATTGCAGGCTGAAGGGCTGGACAATCCCGTCACCGCGCCCACTCGCACTGACTTTTGCGCCATCAACACCACCGACAGCCTCAGCAACATCTCCGGGTTTAGCCGTGATAACACCGAGCTCATCACAACCCAGCGTGATTTTCAGTGTCAGCGATTCAGGCTCCCAGCTTGCTGACGTCACAACCGCAGCAGGATTTTCGGCTGCCGGCTGTCCGGCCAGCGCAGCGACATTGATGACATTGCCTTCCCGCCCCTTAATGGTTGCAGTGAAGTCGATAACGTTATCGAGAATGGGTGTACCGGATGATCCCGATGCGGCTGTTCCCCCCGACGCATCAGGTGCCGTTCCCACCAGGCCGATAATGGCGGTCTGAATCGTGGTAACCGCCACCGTACCCGAGGTGAGTTCAATAGTTTCAACGCCATGTAACTGAGACATGTTTTTTCTCCAGGCATAAAAAAACCTGCCGCAGCAGGTCACATTTTCTGATTAGGTTTATCGGTGAGCCCGCCGCTGTCGCCGCGGTGATCGTGGTTGTTAAAGACTTCACGTATCTTGCTCATGCTTCCGGATTTGTCCGTTATCTCCTTTGACGCCCCGATATTCCCTGCAACCGACGTGTCAGCATTAATCTGGGTTTTGCCCTGAACTGTCAGGGTATCGGTAATTTCAATCGGACCATCCAGCGTGCCTTTACCGACAATTTTGTAAGTTCCACCATCAGCCAGCGTAATCGTCAGGGCATGCGCGTTCCTGTCATAACGGATCTCGGTCCCGTCGCTGTAACGGGTAATGTGCTCGCTGTCACTTCCTTCCGGCACCGGCAGCTTTCCCGTGTTCCATCCGGGAAACACACGCCCGTTGTTGAGATCTCCGGCTTCGGACAGGACCGTAACCGCATCCCCCACGGCATAGGGATTTGAATCAGCGCGGTTAGTTCCGGAAAACCCCTGGCACAACGGCAGCCAGGTCGTGATGATATCCCCCAAATCCACCCGGCATTTTGGGATGCGATCGTGCCTGACGGAGTGGATAACGCCGCGCCGGACAAGGTTCGCCAGCCTGCGCTGCAGGTCGCCTGCTATATCACTCATCGGGCTGAGCCTCCCAGATAAGCTGATAGTCATCCACATGATTACGGCCCGTATCAGGTGCAGCACCCAGCCAGGCCTGCTGCAGAGGCATGCCATTGTTTGCAAAGGGGTCAGTACCAAATGCAGCCGCCTGGGTGAATGAAATACGCCAGACCAGATAATCATCCATTCGCGGATCAAACTCATCACGTTCAGCCGTGGTGAATACCGCAGGCTCAATATGGCCCAGACCAAACTGCTGTCCGTCAATCCACTGGGTAATATCGGCCGCAGCGGTTCTGATAAAAATCTCAGGCTGACTCACACCCGATCCGGCGGCATCCACCACCACGAAGAGATCACAGGTTAAATTAACACTCAGTTGCCCCTCATTACCTCCGCCCTGTTCCCAGCTGTTAATCGAGAAATACACCGCGGGCGTGGTCAGCCCCGAAAAGCGGGGAACATTTCGTTCCGGATACGCACCGGCATCACGCACCCATCCGATTTTTTTTAATGCGTCAGTCACAGCATCGTGATACCGCCCCAGCAACAGTGGCTCGGCCATCGTTCGTTACCTCAGACAGAAATACGGGCTTTTACGCGCCCGCGAATGTCGGTTGCAAAGTGATGCATAAAAATCTCCATCGCTTCCGCAAATGCGTTGTCCTCGATGTAGTTCAGCATCGGTTCGTAGATATCCATTTCTGCTTCGCGTGTCCGGCGGGTCAGGGGATCGCGAATAACCACCGTCCGGCGATTATCCCGTTTTGAACGGGACACCTCCCCGTTTTCAAACGACCGTTCGCTCAGCAGATTACCTTTCGGGGAAAATCCGGCGTTTTCTGCCTGGCGGCGCGCTTTAATAAAACGCCCCGTGTTACGGTCACGCCGGGTATGGTGCGGTCGCAGCCGCCCGTTGATCCTTCCTTTAAGGTCTTTCACCTTAATGGCATTCAGCCCGAACCAGAGCCGGAAGGTATCCAGTTGCGATCCCCTGTCCAGACGAAAGGACAGCAGACGGCGCCGGACCAGATCCATACTGCGTGGGGCCAGCCCGTCTTTCAGATCCGCCATCGCTTTCTTTCGCAGCGTGGCGGCAGTACGCCTGAGCGCGCGCGAGTATGATGCACGGAACTGTTTTTGCGTCGCACCGATACTGTCCGCAATTCGCCAGATAACATCCACATCAATATCGACGGGTAAATCCCGCCGCAGTCGTGACTCCCGCGCCATATCAGCTCCATTTATCGATCTGAGGCTGTGTTTTGCCGGGTTCCCCATATGCCAGCGTGACGCGGGTCCGCCCTTCTTCATCCGCGCCGATATGTGTCACCCGGTAAGGGATGGTATTGATAACCACACCGTCATGTTTTTCGAGACCGGAAATATCCGCAGTCATTGCACTGAACGCCGGGGAATGGTTCTGAATTTCCCCGCCGCCCGGTACACCCGACAGCGCATCCGGTGATTCAAAAATCACGGTCACCAGACGCGGGCCTTCACCCGTTTGCAGGCATGCAGGGACTTCTTCGGCAAACGCCCGGTTAATCCGGGCATCTGCTTTAGCCAAACGCTCCCGGAACCGGCTCATCAGAACCCCAGGCGGACGGCAACATCAGCATCATCCGCCTCAGCTGCTCCCCAGGCGGAACCAACAACCGGGTTTGGCGTTGCATCATCGCCTTTTGCCACCGTCAGCTTGCCGGCAGCCAGATACAGTTTCTGGCCTGCCGCAATTTCTTCTGCCGCTTTAGGCAGCACAAAAACACCGGCCATATGCAGTGTTCCCCACTCGCCAGCAGGAATATCACTGTGTGCCACCCCGACAATTCCGCTGACCGCCACCAGCGTACCGGATGAAACGGCATCAACACCCGCATTGTGATAATCCAGTGTGGTACCGTCCTGCTGATAGTTATTCGCCATGTTTTTTCTCCATAAAAGGAAAAGGCGACCAGCGCCGCCTTCAGGGATAAAAAAACCGCCAGGCGGCGGTCGTTATTTTTTGGTGACTTTAACCAGCCCGCGCCAGTCAAGCGGGGCCACACCCGCATCAATGCGCACCTTGAATGCGGCACCGTCTACAGTAAAGCCCTGCTGCTGTTCCAGATATGGCGTGTCGATACCGTCCAGATAGGCCACTTCAATGGTGTCGCGCCCCTGCGCAGCAGTCAGATAAAAATCCGTCGGGCTGCTGTCATCCAGGCGGGCCTCAGAAGCCACTGTCACAAAGTTCTGGATCGGGTTAACGATCCCGCTGTTCGCGTCTGCGCCCGGTACGCTGGCGGACTTAATCAGCTGGTTTGCCCGTGACTCAATTGCCACTGGCGTCAGCATGTAGGCCGGACGAATATTCAGACGACGATCGCCGGATTTTTGCAGCAGCATTGCCTTACGTGCAGTATCCAGCCCTTCAATACTCAGATCGGCTGCAACAAGGTTGCCATGATCGGCGTGGAACAACGGCTTACCGTCCGACATTTTCGGGTTGCTGGTCAGTACAGCCCAGACCAGATCGCCGACAGTGGCTCGCGCAGCAAGCCCCATTGCCTGCGGGATACGCGTCAGCATATCCAGGTCGTCGTTGATGATAGTCTGGCGGTCAATGCTGAAAAGCTCACCATAGGTGGCCAGTGCAATCGGCTCACCGCGATCTTTAATGGTGACATATTTATATTCCGCCCCGGCGCGAACCTTACGCAGCGATGCCAGTGATTCCAGGCCAACGCGGTGCGCGGTTTTGAAATCGGTCAGTGTGCCTTTACGGGTCCACTGTTCGAATGTTTCGCTGGCCTCATCCCAGCCAAGCAATGCCGCCTTATGCGCCACATCCATCAGGATATTGCCGAAATCGCTGCTGCTGTGGGTGAACGCCAGCCCAACCATCGCCTGTGCGGTACCGACACCAGAAATACCGATACCACGATCCACCAGCGAGGCGCGGGCCAGTTCGCGCAGGGTATACCCGTTGTACGCGTTATCTTTTTCCGCCTGCGCATAGCCCGCACGGTTCATCACCGCCGCACGAATGGAATCACCAACAATATTCCCGTTACCCGCATGGATGTGAACTGCACCCGGACCGGCACTCGGGGTCGTCCCTGCCGCCAGCGCATTGAGCAATTTGGTGCGGGCCTGTTCCGCTGAGCAGGAAATATCCGTGATGCATTCTGCTTTCAGCGAGCCGAAAGCAGGAAACGCATCAAACACAGCAGAAACTGCGCTTACTCGTTCAGTATTCGCCGCCTGCATCTGCTGCTGGAGCTGGGCGGCCAGCGCGGTAATGTCGATATTTCCTGCCAGCGGTTGCTGGGTGGGTTGCTGTGCCGGTGGGTTATTTGCGGCCTGCGGCGCCGGGTTTTGTGCGGGTTGCGGCTGACTGACAGGAGCTTCGGCACGCGGCCCAAAAAGGTTGTTAATCTGTTCTGGCATATTCTGGTAATCCTTCAGTTTATTTTGATTCACACAGGCCGCGGCCTGCAGTTCTGGTTCAAGCGTGTCAGCGAAACCTTTTTCCACCGCCTCCGCGCCATTAAGCCAGGTTTCAGCTTTCAGCATCGCCTCCAGTTCTTCCTGCCCCAGCCCGGTCTTGTTCATGTAGGCACTGAGCATCAGCGCTTCATTACGATCAAGCCAGGCAGCGTAGTCACGCATATCATCGGAATCCCCGGCGATCCCCCCCCACGGCTTGTGTACCATCAGCCAGGCATTTTCGGGCATATGCACCGTGGCACCGGGCAGGCAGACAATCATTGAAGCCATACTGGCAGCCACGCCGTCCACCCAGATATCCAGCTTCGCCTTCAGACGGGACAAGGTGTTAAAGATGGCAAATCCCTGCATCACATCGCCGCCCGGGCTGTGGATATGCAGATCGACGGCGCTGGCCTCAAACACCCCGGCTTCCTTACAGTCGGAGACGAACTGCTGAGCGGTAATCCCCCAGCCGCCGATCACGTCATAGAGAAATATTTCCACACGCCCTGCAGCCAGGGCGCGAATCTCATACCAGCACTGACCGTTTGCGGCATCGATACCAGCCACACTGGCGCGGGGATTAATCATCGTCCCGCGACGGGGCGGGCTTATCATTTGCTGCATCAGGGAGCACTCCTTTATCGTTGGCGGCGTCTGAGTCGAACACCAGCCCGTTTTCTCGGTTGAATTCGGTTTCCCGGAGACGCTGACGTTTCACCTCCTGCGGATTCTGACCACGTGCGCGCGTCCATTCGGCTTCTGTGCCTGCCCCTCCACGGACAATTGCCTTCCAGGCAGCCGCCTCTTTTCCCGGATCAATCCATGGCATGACTGGCCCAAGATAGAGCGCGTTGTAAAGGGATTTTTTGTCGACATCTTTGGGGATAGTAACGCCACTGAGCAACGCCATTGCCAGCCAGTTTCGGTATACAGGACGGCTTTGCTGCCCGACAAACCACTGCTGCAGAACGTTGTAACCTTCAAAACTCTCTACCAGCTCCTGCCGCTGTGAACTGTAGGTGCCGTTGTAATCCCGCGCGATGCTGGAATAACTGCCACGTGTCCCCGCCGCCACAGCGCGCATCTGACCGTTCCTGAACTCATACAGATGAACATTCGGGCGATTCGACTCCACCATGCCCAGATCCTCGCCTGGCTTTAGCTCGTCATAAATCATCCCCGGCGCAATATCGTAATGGCGCTGTCCACCCGGTGTTGAATACTCGGTTTCTGTATCAAGAGACTGAGCATCCCCACGTTTGATATAGAAACCCAGCGCCGCCGCAATACGTGCCGCCACGCGCTCACTCTCTTCATAATCCTTAATATCGGAGAGCCGGGTGATCACGCCATGGATGAGGCTGATCCCCCTTAACTGGTGAAGCCGTTTACGCATAGCCAGGTGCAGCATGCTGTCAGCCGAAACAGTTTTTAAATCAGCATTGAGTCCTGCAAAACTGGCAGGATGGTTCTTATAAACTCTGTAGCCCGTCGGTCGCCCCCAGGCATTGACAATAATCCCCTGGCGGATCTGCTGCCCGGAGGTACTGTTCAGGTTAAACGGAACAAAATCCGCCTCCAGCAGTTCAAGAGAAAACGGTACCTGGGTTGAATGCTGCAAACCGGCTACATTTCCCCGCACCATCTGTGTAAACACTTCACCATCACGCAGTGCTGAACGTAACAAAAGCCGCTCTGCTTCCGGACGGGTAAACATCCCGGTCACTTCCGGACGAACCGACCATTCCGCCCAGAGCGCGGATAACTGACCAGCAAACTCAGAGTGAAGATTACCCTCAAGATCAAGCGGCTGCGGTTCAACGTGGATCCCGTGAGCACCGATAACCCGATCCTCCATCTTGTCAAAAAGGCCAATCACCAGATCATGGTTTTCATCAAGCCAGCGGGCCTGCTCTCGTAATGAAGTACCTGCTGCAAATACAGCGGTGTCCGCTGACCGGGATTCACGTTTCCCCTTATGCAGACGAGTCGGATTTGCTGCCTCATAGGCTCTGAGTCTGAGTCGGTTTTGTGCGCGTGATGCCGCCCACCCGGGCGATATTGCGCCCAGTGCCTTTTCAAAAAATCCCATGATTTGCCTTACAAAAAGTTAGCGAGTTTGAACGAGCCGTTGCGGTTTGAGACAGCGCGCCAGCGCCTTTCCCAGTATTCAAGCTCGTCACGCAGGGCTTTGGGGTCATGGTTGGTAATTGCCCGGCCACAGTTACCAGCATCTGCTGAATTTCTGATTTCGTCACAGCCAGCCTCCGTTGTCACTGACACCCAGCCAGCCACCAGAAAGCGGGCTGGGCTGTTCAGTTACAGAAACAGGAGACGAACGTACAGGTACCGCTTTTTTCACAGCAATCTCCCTGGGGCGATCCCCGTCAATGATGTTTGAATTACTCTCCTGAGCAGCTGCCCATGCCGGGGGCTGTTCCCAGTCCCGGATTTTTTCATAACCACGCAGGACAGCGACGGCGTGGGCATAACAGAAAAGGTCAAAGGCTTCGTTATTGCCTTTTCCGGGCTTGCGCCATTTTCCGTCCGTGCCACGTTCTTCGTAGGTCAGTTCTTCGTAGAACCACTCCCCCAGCCAGTCAGGAAAATGGATATACCCGGCACCGGGTGTTTCACGCTCAAGGTTATTACTGAGCTGATCTTTCAGCAGGTCTGTCTGCAACAGATATACCGGAACCTCACCACGCGCATCCGCCCGGCGATCGCTTCGGCCTGTGTTATCAGGGTGCGTTTTGGTAATGATTTTCTGGCGTCGGGTGCTGTCACCTTTTATCAGGTAAACCCGTTTACCCAGACCGTCACGACGACACTGGCGCCAGAATTTATAGGCGTTATCCGTTACCCCATCTTCCCCGCCGCTGTCGACAGCCATTGCAAGAATGGGCATCCGTCGCGAAGGGTCTGACTGCAGCGCATAGGTTTTTTCGAGGACATCCGTGATGAGCAGTTGCCAGTCTTCCGGATAGGATCCGGGATGCACCTGCTGTGCCTCACCATTATCATCACAACGCAGGGACTGGCGGATGTTATAGCGGTCCACCAGCCAGCGTTCGCCGTTTTCGCCGTACCCGATTATCTGAACGACAAAACGGCGCTTCTTCCCACCCTGCACATCCACCGACGCCAGAAGAAAACGGACTTTCGGCGGCACGAGCCGTTTGCCATAGTCTTCTGCCCGCAGCATCAGCACGTCAGCACGTCGCTGCTCACTGGCTGCACGGGGAAGATAAGGAAGCCCCCAGTCAGTATTAATTACCGTCTTGAGCGTTTCTTCGCTGCCGGTGGCCTCATAGTCCTGTTCCGCCGTCAGTAATTTGTAAACCAGTTGCGCCCATGTCTGGTATGCCGCCGCTGGTCCCTCCATCCAGAACGAGGCAATGCGCGAGCGTCGGGCTTCTCCGGTGAAGTTACCCTCACGGTCGATAGTCTGCCCCTCTCGCAACCAGACACCCTTTCCGTTCAGTTCCCGCTTCCTGTCGGCGGTAATCATGCCGCTACAATGCGGACAATCAATATGCGCCGCTTCACTGGCTTTTACCGGGTCAGACGTTTCCCGGTAGCCTGTCATCGCCTCCATGGCCGGTTGGAAATATTCCCCACAATGTGGACATGGCCAGTACCAGCGACGGCGATCGCCGCGGTTATATAAAGAAAGGATCCCGGTCGTGGGAGGGGCTTCGTGAGGTGACTTTCTCCGCCACTTCGTATTGGTGATTTCCCTGCCCGGTGAACTCTCGACCAGCGTCATCCCTGCCGACATAAAGGTGGTGGTACGTTTTGAAGCAAGCGAAAATCCATCCCCTTCCCCGTCGATATCCTCCGGGAAGCGATCGTAATCCGTCAGCGCAACACACTTAAAATCTGAGGACGACATGATGTTGATAGACGGCCAGCCTATCTTCAGGTAGTTCCCGGCAAGGAAAGTCCGGTCATGTACGTTGTTGTCGTTGCGTGAAGGACTCAGCCGGCATGCCACCTCAGGGCTGACACGAAATGTTCGGGCCAGACGTTTTTTT